AGTCTTAACAGTAAGTTCTGCTTTTTCTTCCGCACCAAATGTTAATGCACCTTACGTTATATCAAGTACAACTCTTCAGACACAGTTATTTAGAGTAATACAAGTTGAAGAACAGGATGATATTAATTATGTAATAACAGCTTTGACTTATATTGAAGGTAAATATGCATTTATAGAAGATAATACATCTCTTCCTGTCAGAAATATTTCATTATTAAATGCACCTGTATCACCCCCAAGTAATCTTACCGTCACAGAAAAAACAGTGGTTATTAACAGTATTGCCAGAAGTAAGTTGATAGTAGATTGGCAACCTGTGCAGGGAGTTACTCAGTATTTAATTAATTATAAATTTGAAGATAATAATTATGTTTCACAGGTAGTATTCAGTAGCGATTTTGAACTTTTAGATACAAAAAAAGGTACTTATACTATTGAGGTTTTTGCCTATAATTTATCTCTTGAGTTATCAGCTAATGCTGCTACAACTACATTTACAGCAATTGGTAAAACTGCGTTACCAGAAGATGTGTCTAATTTAAGTATTGAGCCAATAAATGAACAATTTGTAAGATTAAAATTTAAACAAGCAACTGCTGTTGATGTTCTGCATGGTGGTCGAGTTTATATCAGACATACGAATCAGACAGGAAATAATGCAACTTTTCAATCAGCACAGGATGTTATAGAAGCTGTGGCAGGAAACTCAACAGATACTATTTGTCCTGCTTTGCCAGGTACATATCTACTTAAATTTCAAGATGATGGCGGTAGATTCAGTGAAAACGAAGCAAAAGTAAATTTATCTTTAGTAGATATACTTGACTCTATTATTGTTAAAACTGATAGAGAAGATACCGATGGAACACCTTATAACGGAGCAAAGTCTAATGTTGCTTTTGATTCAACTCTTGGTGGATTAAAACTTATAGATCCAACAGCAAATGCTACTGGTACTTATGACTTTGTAGATACTCTTGATCTTGGTGCTACATTCTCACTTGTCTTAAAAAGACATTTTCAAGGAGTTGGATTTTATACAGGAGATCAATTTGATAACAGAACAGACAATATAGATACTTGGCAAGATTTTGATGGAAGCATTGCAAATGAAGTGAACGCAAAAATTGCTGTAAAAACTTCTACTGACATGAGTTCATATACAGATTTTAATGATTTTGCTAATGGAACATTTAAAGGTAGAGGATTTCAGTTCAGAATCACTTTAGAGACAACAGATACAGCACAGAATATAAATCTTCAGCAAGCAGGATATACAGCAACAATGCCATCAAGAACTGAACAATCTTCTGTCATTGCTTCTGGAGCAGGAGCAAAAGCTGTTACATTTACAGCACCATTCTTTGTTGGAACGTCTGGGTTAGGTAACTTAAATAGTTTCTTACCATCTGTTAATATCTCTCCACAGAATATGGCAACAGGTGATTATTTTGAACTAAGTAATATATCTGGAACTGGATTTACGGTATTATTTAAAAACTCAAGTGATGCTCCTATTGATAGGAACTTTACCTACAGTGCTGTTGGTTTTGGTAAAGGAGGGTAACATGGAGGAAAATAGTTATTAATTATGGCTGATGTAACAAATTATACAATTGAAAATGCTTCGGGAGCGAATGTAAGAACAGATTTAAATGCTGTTTTTGGTGCGATCCAATCAAGTAATTCTAAGTCCAGTGATTTAGCTGCAAGTCAATGTGTAGCTGGTATGCCTTTTCTTAATACCACTACAAATATTTTAAAGATAAGAAATTCAACTAATGGTGGTTTTACGGAGATAGGAAATATAGATCAGGATAATTTAGGTTTACTGTCTAAGGCTGGTGGCACTATGACAGGCCAATTACTTATAGATGATTCTAGCAGTGCTTCAACTCCTGCGTTAAGTTTCGATACAGATACAGATTTAGGTTTATTTAGAAAATCTGCAAATGTAATGGGATTTTCTTCTAGTGGAACAGAAAGATTAATCATGGATTCAAATGGTTTAACATTACAATCACAAAATGAATTAAGATTTGCTGATTCAGATAGTAGTCATCATGTAGGCTTTCAAGCTCCAGCTACAGTTTCATCTAACATTATGTGGACATTACCATCTACTGATGCTGCTGCTGCTGGTTATGCTCTTGTATCTGACGCATCAGGAAATTTAAGTTGGGCTGCTTCTGTAGGAGGTGGGGCAGTTGGTGGAGGAAACGATCAAGTGTTTTATGAAAATGATCAGGTTGTAACTCAAAACTATACAATTACTGCTGGTAAAAATGCAATGAGTGCAGGTCCAGTTACCGTTCAAAGTGGAGTTGTGGTTACAGTAGGCAGTGGACAATCATGGACTGTAGTCTAAATCGGAGTATAATAACAATAAGCTGAAAAAATTATGAGTCAAATAAAAGTCGATAGCATAATTCCTAGAGGTGGTATTCCGTCAGGTTCAAATGGTGGCATCATTCAATATAAATATTTCGATAATACTTCAGTTAGATCAACGACAAGTAATTCTTTTGTAAATTCTACAATTTCCGTTACTATTACTCCTCAATCATCAGACAATAAAATAATTATCAAAACTTTTGGTACGTGCATGAATAATAATTCAAATTCTGCTGGAGGTGCAATAAGTATATTTAGAGGTACAAGTACAAATTTATCAACAGGAGTAAATGGTGTGGGAGCCTCTTATATAGGAGAGTTAGATTCTAATAATATGGAAATATCTTTATATTGCGAATTTCTTGATAGCCCTAACACCACAAGTTCAGTAACCTATAATGTGTTTATAAAAAGGCTTGAAGGAGGCGAGTTCTTTTATGGGCTACGCGGAACTGGAGCAATCATCGCACAGGAGGTATCAGGTTAATGGAAAGAGATCATGATGCAATAAGAAAAGCCTATCCAAACGTCATATCTATTACTGACAATACTTACGATGCCGATGGACATGTTGTTGTTATTGACCAAGCTCAAGTTGATGCAGCTAGGGTTGAATTAGATACTGAAATTGCCGCTACTCTTTATCAACGTCAAAGAACAGGTAAAGCTGGTACTACAGATACAATTTATGCTTCTATTGGTGATCAATTAGATATGCAATATAAAGACGCTATTAATGGAACTACCACATGGAAAGATCATATTGCTGCTGTAAAAGCTAAATATCCTAAACCTTAAAGATATGGCAATCGAACCTGGTGTTTATAACTTTACTCTTCAAAGAAGGTCAGATCATGCGATACCTTTACTCTTTAAGGATGGTGATAATAATGCAATAAACCTTACAGGATTCACGGTGGCTGCACAGGTTTGGGAAGAAACACGCACTACAAAGTTTGCTGACTTTTCTGTTGCATACACTAATCGGGTCGCTGGATCAGTAAGCATTAGTTTAACAGATACACAAACAGCAACATTTACTCCGCAAATATTAAAATACGATGTGTTGTTAATTGATGGAAGCGGTAATAAAGAATATTATTTAGAAGGTACAATATTTATGAGCGAGGGCTACACAGCGACATGACTTCTGTAAACATTACCACGACAAAAAATACTGTTACTGTTAATGGTGAAACAAGAGTTGTAACTGTTTCTACTCAAGGGCCACAAGGTCCAGCCGTAGCTGGTGTCAATTTTGATATATCTGGCAAAGTTGACGACTCACTTCTGTACTATCACGCTGCTTCTGATACCATAAAGGCAGATAGCACTACTACCAAACTTACACTCGTTGACGGAGGAAACTTCTAAAAATGGCTAACACAATCAGAATTAAACGATCCACAGGATCTTCAG